TTAACACCAGCAACTAATACTGATGGATTTGTTTATTTAGAGTTAGTCAAAGCCGCTGGTTTTGGTAACTAATAATGTCTATTACTACTACAACACTTGCAGATGATGACTTCAAGGTTATTGTAAAAGCAAGTGGTGTAGGTAGTGAGACAAAAGAATTATTATTAGACGCTTCAGAATTAAGTAAAGCAACGTCTAGTCCTAATGTTTCATTGGCACACATATACCATGAGATACTAGGCACAGGAAAACTTACTTTATTTTTTGACGCAGAAACAGATGAACAAATTACTACAACTTTTGAAGGTCGTGGTAATTATGGATTAAAAAAAGAAGAACCTAAAATTAAACAAGGTGATACAGGTGCAACTTTAGTCAATCCAACAGGTGATATACTTCTATCAAGTGAAAGTGGTATTACATCTTATAACATTATAGTAGAGTTTAGAAAAGAAAAAGGTTTTACAAATGGCTGATACAGTTTCAAGTTTAACAATTACAGACACTAGTGGTGTAAAATTCACAGGTAAATTTACTAATATTTCAGACGGTACGGGAGAAACTTTAGTCACTAAAGTTGACGCTTCAAATACAACTTTTATGACTGAAGATGGCAATAGAAAAATTAGTAAAATTTACTGGTCTATTAACTCGGCAAATGCCAAGTCTGCTGTTGAAATATTATGGGCAGGTACGACTAATGCAACGGCAGTTTTGTTGTCTGGTCAAGGTTATTGGGATTTACGTACAGATGGTAACGAGATAACTAACAACGCAACTACACCTACAGGTGATGTTTTATTCTCAACAAAGAACTTTGCAAGCGGGGATAATTACACTATAGTTGTGGAGTTTAGATAATTATTTGTATAAATATAATAACGAGAGATAGACACATGAAATTAATTACCGAAGAGATTCAAAACGCAGAATATATCGTTGAACAAAACAACGGTAAAAAAGATTACAAGATTAAGGGTATTTTCATGCAGGCCGAAATGAAAAATAAGAACGGTCGTGTATACCCTAAAGATATCTTAGAGAGAGAAGTAGGTAGATATAATAAAGAGTTTATTCAAAAAAGTAGAGCATTTGGTGAACTAGGTCATCCAGACGGTCCAACTGTCAACCTAGAAAGAGTTTCGCATATGATTAAGGCTCTATATCCTGACGGAAATAACTTTATTGGTGAAGCTAAAATCTTAGACACACCTTATGGAAAAATTGTGAAAAATTTAATTGACGAAGGTGCAAAATTAGGCGTATCAAGTAGAGGTATGGGTACTTTGAGACAAAGTGGTGGCGCTAATGTTGTATCAGATGATTTTTATCTTGCTACGGCTGCAGATATTGTTGCAGACCCTAGTGCTCCAGAGGCATTTGTAGAGGGCATTATGGAAGGCAAAGATTGGGTATGGGATAATGGTGTGATTAGAGAGCAAGAAGTAAACCGATTAAAGTTAGAGATGTCAAACGCAAAAAGACACGAACTTGCCGTAAAACAGGCAAAAGTGTTCGAATCGTTTATCAAAAATCTTTAATTTTATAAATATTACTTGACTTATTTAACAAGATTAATAGGTCAGTAGTGTTGTATTAACTATAATAAAAAAGGAAACAAAGCAATGGCTGAAAACACGCAAGCAGACTTACCTAAAAAGAACGCTGCACCAGCTGAAGCGCCTAAATCATTACAAAGTACTATCCAGAATGTAATTACAAAAGCAATTACTTCACCAACAGATGGTAAAATAGATTTTGCACAAGGGGTCAAACATATTACGGGTGATCCACACCAAAAAAGTGCAGGTGCTCAAGACGGTATGCAATCTTTAAAGGCACAAGCTGAAAAAGAAGACGAAAAAAAAGATGTTCAAGCTTCTTATGAAGAAAAAGAAGATAAAAAAGATATGAAAGAAGCAGAACACGATAAAGAAGACAAGAAAAAAGAAGAGATGAAAGAAGGTGAACTACCTGCTGGTCTTAAAAAATACCTTGACAAAAAAAATAACGGTGAGAAAAAAGAAGAAAAAGAAGATGAGAAAAAAGATGTTAAGGAAGCTGAAGACAAAGAAAAAGAAGTGAAAAAAGAAATGAAACATGATGAAAAGAAAAAAGAAATGTCTGAAGCAGAACACGATAAAGAAGACAAGAAAAAAGTAGAAGAAAAAGAAGACGAAAAGAAAAAAGAAATGTCTGAAGCAGAACATGATGATGAAAAAAAAATGAAAAAAGAAATGAAACATGATGAAAAATCTGCTAAAGAAAAAGTAGCTGAAATGTCAATGAAAGATGATGTTAACGCATTAACTAATGACGAAGGTTTATCTGAAGAGTTTAAACAAAAAGCTGCGACAATCTTTGAGTCTGCTGTAAAAGCAAAACTTGTCGAAGAAATTGAGAAATTAGAAAGCGAATACGAAACAAAAGTAAACGAAAAAACTGAAGAAATTAAAAGTGAGATCGTTGAAAAAGTTGACGCTTATCTAAACTATGTTGTAAGTGAATGGACGAAAGAAAATGAACTTGCAATAGAAAAAGGTTTAAGAACCGAGATAGCTGAAGATTTTATCGGCGGTCTTAAAAACTTATTTGAGTCTCACTACATTGAAATTCCAGAAGAGAAGTACAATGTAATTGAGAATCAAGCTGCTGAAATCGATTCATTAAAATCAAAACTTAATGAAGAGATGGAAAAAACAGTTGAACTACACTCTAAAATTGGTGAGTTTGCTAGAGATGAAATTCTAGTAGATGTTGCAAGTGATCTTGCTGAAACTGAAAAAGAGAAGTTTAAAGGTTTAGCAGAAAATATTGAATATAAAGACGCTGCGGATTTCCGAACGAAAGTTGAAACTGTAAAAGAATCATACTTTCCAAAGAAAAAAGTAGTGAGTGAAGACGAAACTAATAATGTGGCAGACAAACCTGTGTCAGATTTATCTGGCTCTATGGCTGCATATGCCGCTGCTATTAGTAAAATAACTAATAAAAAATAAAAGTTAATTAACTTTAATAAGGAGAGATAGAACAATGTTTTTATCAGAACACGTACAACAGAAATGGCAGCCTGTTTTGGATCATCCTGATCTTCCAAAGATCGAGGATACATACAAAAGAGCGGTCACGTCTGTTATATTAGAAAACCAAGAGAAGTCGTTAAAAGAAGACGCTGCTTTCTTATCGGAAGCTGCACCTGCTAACGCAACTGGTTCTTCTATTCAAAACTGGAATCCTATCCTTATCTCTTTAGTAAGAAGAGCAATGCCTAACCTTATCGCTTACGATATTGCAGGCGTTCAACCTATGTCAGGCCCTACAGGCTTGATCTTTGCAATGAGAAGTAGATTCTCAACGCAAGGCGGTACTGAAGCTCTTTTTGACGAAGCAGATACAGATTTTTCAGGCAGAAATGCTGCTGGATCATCTGTGGATGGATATTCATCAACAGCTCAATCGGGTGAAAACCCTGCTGTGCTTAACGACTCTATTGGTACTTCTACTGGTTACACAACTGGTACAGGTATGACAACAGCAGCTGCTGAAAAACTAGGGGAAGACTCTGGTAATCAGTTTGCTGAAATGGCATTCTCAATTGAGAAATCAACGGTGACTGCTAAATCTAGAGCTCTTAAAGCAGAGTACACTATGGAATTAGCACAAGACCTTAAAGCAATTCACGGCTTAGACGCAGAAACAGAATTGTCAAACATTTTATCTGCTGAGATCCTTGCGGAAATCAACAGAGAAGTAGTTAGAACAATTTACAGAACTGCTGAAGCTGGTGCTGCTGACAACGATAACTCAAACGCGGCTATCAATACTACATCGGCTGGTATCTTTGATTTAGATACTGACTCAAATGGTAGATGGTCAGTTGAGAGATTCAAAGGTCTAATGTTCCAAGTTGAGAGAGACGCAAACACAATCGCACAGAGAACAAGAAGAGGAAAAGGTAACATAATTATCTGTTCTTCAGATGTTGCCTCTGCGCTTCAAATGGCTGGTGTTTTAGATTACACACCTGCTCTTAATAACAACCTAAATGTAGATGACACAGGTAATACTTTTGCTGGCGTATTAAACGGCAGATACAAAGTTTACATTGACCCTTATGCGTCAAACCTTGCGTCAAATGCTTCACCAACTAAACAATACTATGTTGTTGGTTACAAAGGTACTTCACCATACGACGCTGGATTATTCTATTGTCCGTATGTACCTCTACAAATGGTAAGAGCAGTTGGACAAGACACTTTCCAACCAAAAATTGGATTCAAAACTAGATACGGTTTAGTTGCGAACCCATTTGCTGGTGCTGGAAGTGGTGATTCAATCACTGCTGATGGTGTTGGAAATATCAACGCAAACAGATATTACAGAAGAGTACAGGTTACAAACATAATGTAATCTTACTTTTTCGTAAGAAATTTAAAAGGGCGGCCTAGTGTCGCCCTTTTTTAAGCGCATAAATAAAAGTATGAAAACAATCATAAAAGCAATTACAGGTATCATATTAATAGGTTCTTTCATAGGACTATTAGCATATGGTCTTAATTATCTACAAAGACCTAACGCATTAGAAAATATAGAGAAAAGACTTGACGAAGCAGAAAAAGGTCAAAGTATTTTGACTGAAAACGAGAAAAAATTAAAGACAGAATCCCAAACAAAAGAGTGGGAAGAAGTAGATAAACAAACAGATAAATAGTAGCATGACTACTACAAACTCATACAATAGACAACCAACTAAATTAGACTATGCAGAACCTACTAAGTTTAAGTTTAGTATTATTAAACTACCTAAAGTAGAATATTTTTGCACAGCTGCAAATGTACCTGGTATTACACTAGGTCAAGCAAGTCAACCTACACCTCTTAAAGATGTACCTATTCCAGGTGATAAATTAGATTATGATAATCTTACAATATCTTTTTTAGTAGATGAAAACTTAGAGAACTATAGAGAAATACATGGATGGTTAACGGGTTTAGGTTTTCCAAAAGATTACTCACAGTTTAGAAATCTACAAAACGCAGGTAGTGATAGATATCCAACGACTACAAATACAGGTTTAAGTAAAGAGTTAGGAAAAGTGTCTAAAGCAGTACAAGACGATGGAGGACTGTATTCAGACGCAACCTTGTCAATCCTAACTAGTAAAAATACAAAGAATTTAGAAGTAAGATTTAGAGATATATATCCTATTTCACTGTCAGGATTAGATTATGATCAACAGGCACAGGATATATCATATTTAACTGCTAGTGTTTCTTTTGGATATAAAATATACGAGTTTGCTACAAGTCAAGCAAGTGCAACAGTTGAAACTACATCATAATATTCCTTGACTTTTTAAAGGAATAGTGATATAATTACAGTATGGAATTACTAAACCAAAAAAATAATTTTACACAAATAAACAACGATATTTCAATGGGTCGTGTAGCTGTTGTTGATGATTTTTTTACCGAAAATACAGCTGAAGAACTTAGAGAAAGAATGGTGTATGGTTGGGTATACGATAATTATTTCAAAGGTGGATATAAAGCTAAACATTATGACACTAGTGATTCTATAACAAATCAATTAGCAAAAGAGTTAAAAGAAAAATTACCTGTTTTAGCTGAGTTTCAAAGAGCGTGGTCTTTTATTTACAATAACAAGTCTAGTGGTGTAAACTTTCATGCCGATCCTTCAAATGTAAACTTAAACTGTTGGGTCACTCCTAACGAAAGTGTAAACAATTTTCTTTTAAATGGATTGTTAATATGCAATAAAAAACCACCAGAAAATTGGACTAGAAAAGAGTGGAATCAAAACAAAGATGGTATAGTTGATAAGTTTATTGAAGAAAATGAAGTAGATATTGTTGATGTAAAATACAAATATAACAGAGCAATATTTTTTGATGGTGCTTGTTTTCATAAGACAAATAATGTTGATATGAAACTCGGACTAAATAATAGAAGAGTGAGTTATACTATGCTTTTTGGAAGAACATTGGAGTAATATGACATTAGAAGAACTACAAGATTTAGCAGATAAAGATTTAAAACTTAATGAAACTGAGTTAGATTTAGAAGCATTAAAGACCCCACAATTACATAATAAGTATTGTAAGTTTCACTCTAAGTTTTCTAACCTTTTAAAGAAAGCAGAAAATGAAAGGGATAGAATTTTAAGAGAGAAGTGGGAATATTATACAGGTAAGGCAGACCCTAGTGTCTATCAAGCAAAACCTTTTCATCTAAAAATTTTAAAACAAGATGTTGACAAATATCTTAAATCAGATGAAGATGTTATTAAACACGAACAAAAGGTAACTTATATTCAAACCGTAGTTGATTATTTGGATAAAACTATTCGTATCATATCTAATAGGACTTTTCAAATAAAAAATGCTATAGAGTGGCGTAAGTTTACTAGTGGAGTAATTTAATGATATTAAAACACAACTACTATGTTTTTCCTAAAGCAATTTCTAAAGAACAATGTCAAGGCATAATTAAACGTGGTTTAGACGTAATGAACTTAGACAAAGTTTCAGGTAAAAGTGTAGTTGCAACTACTTTTGGTAATAAAGAAAAAGGCGCTGATAAATTAAATACAGCAATAGGTTCTTTAACACATCAAGGCGCTCATAAAAAAGGTGTTAATTTAAGCACAGCATATGTAAGAGATAGCTATACGTCATGGTTAAATGATAAGTGGATATATGATATAATACTACCTAAAATACATACAGCAAACAAAGACGCAGGTTGGAATTTCGATATAAAAGATAGTGAAATGTTCCAATTTACTGTATATAAACCTGGTGGTTTTTATGGTTGGCACACAGATGGTCGTTCAGATCATTTTGGTAGTTATAAAAAAGCAATACCAGGTATTAATAAGAAAAATAAATATGGTAAATTTCCAGAAGGCCTAACTGATAATGATTTTATGGTAGGTTTAAATAGAAAGATATCGGTTACTGTAAATTTAACAGATAAAAAGAATTATAAAGGTGGTGATTTGCGATTTGACTTTGGTGCTCATAGTGCTAAAAGGTATCACACAATTACTCAAGCAAGAGAACAAGGAAGTATTATAGTTTTTCCTAGTTTTTTACATCATCAGGTTACACCTGTCACAACTGGAACTAGATATTCTTTAGTATTGTGGACACTAGGACCCCCATTTAAATAATCCATAAATAGTAATATGACAAATATAGAATTTTTTAATAAACATAATTATCTGTTAATAAAGGAATTTATTCCTAGATCACTAGCAGACTTTTTATATCATTATGGTAAGACATATGTTCTTGCAACAGATGTTATGGTAAAAACAAAATATCATAGATACCATGAAGACGTATTTGGTGGTTTTGGCGATAGTCAAATACCAGGTACGTTTAAACGATATGGCGATCCTGTTATGGATTCTTTACTTACTTATTCATGGAAAAGTATGGAAGAAAATACAGGCATGAAACTTCAACCAACGTACAGTTATTGGAGATTGTATAGAGAAAATGATGTTTTAGAAAGACACAAAGACAGACCAAGTTGCGAAATATCTACAACATTATGTTTAGGATATGATGTTTCAAATACAGACAAAGACTATAACTGGCCTATGTTTGTAGAAGAAACAGGTTCATATAAAGATTTACCAGGCAAACCTATTCACATGAAACCAGGCGATATGATTATTTACAAAGGTTCTTTAATAGATCACTGGAGAGAAGCATTTAAAGGCAGAAATCACTGTCAAGTATTTTTACATTATAATGATTTAAATGGCCCATATGGCAAATTAACAAAATACGATACACGACCTTATGTTGCTCTACCAGGTGATTTTAATAACCTTGAGAAAAGAAAAAAAATAAAAGAAATACATGATAGTATTGTAGACCAAAGACTTAATAAAGAAGGATTAGATCCTGATAAGTATGGTCACAAAAAATTACCTGACACATATAATGAGCAAGATAAAAATAGAAAAACTTAACGAAGTATATCTTAAAATTACTGCTGACGCTGATGTTCGTAGAGAGTTGTCAGACTATTTTTCCTTTGAAGTTCCAGGATATAAGTTTACTCCACAATATAGAAATAGAGTTTGGGATGGTAAAATAAGATTATATTCATACGCAACAGGTCAAATGTATGTAGGACTTGTAGAATATTTAATTGATTGGTGTAAAAAAAATAATGTTGAATATGATATACCAGATAAATTATTAGTAAAACCTAATACCTTTAGTAAAGCAGATTTAGTACAACTTTTAGAACAATTTAAATTACCCATTGAGCCTAGGGATTATCAGATGGATGCTATGGGATATGCAATGGACCGACAAAGAGCATTGCTTTTATCTCCTACTGCCTCAGGTAAATCACTAATAGCATATATGTTTGTAAAATATTGGTTGATGAAAGCTGAAGATATAAATGGCGCAGATGTAATTCCTAATGATAAGAAGATTTTAATTATAGTACCTACAACTTCTTTAGTAGAACAACTTTATAAAGACTTCAAGTCTTATGGTTGTGATGTAGAAAATATCATAACAAGAAAATATCATGGTTACGAAATAGATGAAACAAAACCAGTTTTAATATCTACATGGCAATCTTTATATAAACTACCTAAAGAGTTTTTTGCTCAATTTGGCGCTGTAATAGGTGACGAGGCACACTTGTTCAAGGCAGTATCATTAACTAAAATAATGACAAAACTTGTAGATTGTCCTTGGCGTATAGGTATGACAGGTACTTTAGAAGATTCAAAAACACATAAACTAGTATTGCAAGGTTTGTTTGGTCCTGTTAAACAAGTTGCACAAACAAGAAAACTTATAGAAAAAAAACAATTAGCTGATTTGAAAATATATTGTTTGGTAATGAGATATTTAGATGGTACAGCTAAAAAAATGTCAGGTGTTAAGTACCATGAAGAGTTGGAGTATCTGGTAACAGATGAAAGTAGAAATAAATATATAAGAAACTTAGCTTGTGGTTTACAAGGTAATACATTATTACTATTTCAATTAGTTGAAAAACACGGAAAGGGTTTATATGAACTTATTAAAAACAAAGTTGGCGCAGATAGGAAAGTATTTTTTGTCTATGGTGGGACGGACACAAAACAAAGAGAAAAGATTAGAGAAATTACTGAGCAATCAGATAACGCCATTATCGTGGCTTCGTATGGAACTTTCAGTACGGGCATTAATATACGGAACTTGCATAACATTATTTTTGCTAGCCCTTCTAAGTCAAGGATAAGAAATCTACAAAGTATAGGTAGAAGTTTGAGAATAGGAGAAAATAAAGCAAAGGCGACCTTGTATGATATTGCAGATGATATGACATACAATGGAAAGAAAAACTACACACTTTCACACTTTCAACAAAGAATAAATATTTACAACGAGGAAGGTTTTAGTTATGAAATTCACACTGTTGATTTAAAATCCTAATATGGCTAAAATAGACACAGTAAACGCTAAAATTATTAAACTTGTTTCAGGTGAGGAAATATGTTGTACTCTCTCTAAAGAACAAATAAAAGAGAAGTCAGCTATGTTGAGAATAGATGAGCCAATGTTAATTAAATATGTGCCTAGAGTTGACGCATTAGGAGTGTCAGATTACATTGCCTTAGTTAAATGGGTTGGGTTTACAGATGATAAGATAATATCTATACCAAAAGATAAAATAATGACAATATGTAATGCCACGGCACCCTTTTCAGCTAGATATAAAAAACTATTAACTTATAAAGTAAAACAGAAACTACCTGATTATATAGAAAGAGATTTGTCAGCTGATGAATATGAAGATATGTTAAATGATGATGAGGAACTAACTAAAAGTAGATTACGAGAACTTGCTGAGAGTTTAAATATTCCTAAAAAGAAATTACATTAGGTAGCTAAGTTCCCTGGTGATTCACCCACATGGGTATTATACACCAGAAACCTCAATTTGTCAAGCAGTGAAAAGATTATGTTATTTGGAAATACTTGTATTGATAATTTTTTAAATAATCCACAAAATGTAGTAGATGTGGCTAATTCGTGTACATATTCTAATGATGGTGTATCACCTGGAAAAAGATCAGAACCTTTACATATAGTTAATTATGATTTATATAACTACATAAACGTAAAAATTTTATCTTCTTTATATCCAAATGAGTCAGAAACAGTGCAATTTAAGTCACTTTCAGTCTTTCAAAAAATACCTGCAGGTATAGATTATGACGGTTGGATACACACGGACAAAAGATCAATACTAACTGCTATTATATTTCTATCAAATTCAAATGCAGGTACATCAATATATGAACCTAAATCATCTTTTTTTATACCTGATAATACAGATAATATAAAACAAGATTATTTTAAGAATCCTAATAGTTTATCAAAAGAAAAAAAAGAAAAATATCATAAAATAAGAGAAAAGTGGGCAAGTAATTATGAAGAAACTATATCTTACAAAGGTAAATACAACAGAATGATTTGTTTTGATGGTTTTAACTATCATAATGCTCATGTACATAAAGGTACTGAAGACAGACTCACACTAATTACATTTTTTGACGAAATAACCATAAAGGATAAAAACATAAAATATCCTTTACCAACCATTAGAGGGAGTTGACAAAAAACATTGTTTATTGTATAATAGAACTATGGCAAGAACAAGAAAAAGAAGTGAACATTACGTTGACAATAAGAAATTTTTAGAGGCAATGACCGAGTTTAAAGATCGTTGCGACAAGGCAAAAAAAAGAGGAAGAAAAACACCACCAGTAACCGAGTATATAGGTGAATGTTTTTTAAAAATTGCAAATCATTTATCATATAGACCTAATTTTATTAATTACACATTTAGAGACGATATGATTTCAGATGGTATAGAAAACTGTTTACAATATCTAGGCAACTTTAATCCTAAAAAATCTAAAAATCCTTTTGCTTATTTTACACAAATCATTTACTATGCTTTTATTAGAAGAATACAGAAAGAGAAAAAACAAGTTAACATTAAAGCAAAACTTATAGAAGATGGTGGTTTAGCAGAATTACATATTGATCCAAATGATACAAACAAAGACTATAAAAATCAGTTTGTTGAATTTTTAAGAAAGAATAGTAAGCCTTCAGATGAAACACCTAAAAGTAAAGATATAAAAGTCAAAAAAAGAAAAAGAAGAACTTATACAAGCGTTTTAGACATTTAATAATGACAATAAAAAATATAGTAGTTGTTGGTGGTGGTACAGCAGGTTGGGCTGCAGCTTGTTATTTAAGAGATACAACTAACCCACAAATAAAGGTAACTGTAGTAGCTTCAAAAGAAATACCTATCATTGGTGTAGGTGAAAGTACAACTGGTTTATTTAATGACTTTTTAAAACAAATTGGTTTACCAGAACAAGTCTTTATGAAAGAAACAGGTGCTACTCACAAAATAGGCATACAACATAGAGATTGGTATAAAGTAGGAGAACATTTTAACTCACCTATTGGTGAGGCAAAGAGAGTAGCTAATACCTATCCTAGTGATGATTATGATTTTATAAAAATGTTTGCAATTGCAGAAAATATAAACGACTCTAGTTTACAAGCATTTTGTATGAAAAAAAATAAAGTTCCTTTTGTTCGTGCAGATCATCCTGAAAATAATCCTTATAAACAATTATTAGGATATGGAGGTTATAGAGACTTACGAGATAACAACACAGCACTACACCTAGACACATATAAAACAGGACAAATTTTAAAAAGATTTTTTTTAGAAAAAAAAGTTAATACAGAATATGTTGAAGGTACTGTAGATAGTTTTGAAAAAAATGAAGATGGTACAATAAAGTGTGTAAAAGGAAAAAACAATTTAAAAGTAGAAGGCGACTTGTTTGTAGATTGTTCAGGTTTTACAAGAATACTACTAAACTCATATGAAAATAAATTTATTGAATATGGTGATCAGTTATTAAATAACAGAGCCCTTGCATTTCATATACCTTATACAAGTAAAACAGCAATAAGAAGTTATACACACGCATGGGCTCAAAAGTATGGTTGGTTATGGATGATACCTTTACAAGAAAGATATGGCGCTGGATATTGTTTTAATGATTCATTTACTACTGTTGATGAGGCAAAACTAGAAATAGAAAAAGTATTAAGAACAAAAATAGAAGTGCAAAAAGATATAAAATTTAAGTCTGGTAGATTTGAAAAGTTTTGGATTAAAAATGTTATATCAACAGGATTATCAAGTGCATTTATAGAACCTTTAGAAGCAACATCTATTCACGCTACACTCTATCAATTAAAACATTGGATAAGATATTATTTTACTCAAACTCTAAATTTTAACAATGAACACCTACAAGATTCTTATAATGATGATATGACTAATATGTGGGATCAAATAAAAGATTTTATAGTGTATCATTATATTACACCAAGAAACGATACAGAATATTGGAAAGAAGCTTCATCTCCTAAGAGATGGTCTAAAGAACTAAAACAAAAACTAGGAATGTGGAAAGATAGAACTCCTAGATTGCCTGATTTTGTTAGAGGAAATAGAAACGACTTTTATCATATAGATGATAATTTATGGTTAAATATAAGTCAAGGTATGCACATACTTGATAGAGATATGGTTAAAAGAGAACTAATAGAATATAATCAATATGAATCTGCCAAAAGACAATTACAAAATGGCTTGAAATTTTTTGATTATGCGTCAACAAATTGCGTAGGAACAAACGAGTATTATAAACATTATGTCGGTCAATAAAATAACAGTATTAGGTGGTGGAACAGCAGGTCTTTTATCTGCCTTAATTTTAAAAAAACGATTTTCAAAACTTGATATAGAAGTTGTTAAGTCAGATCAAATAGGAATTATAGGAGTTGGTGAAGGGTCTACTGAACACTGGAAAGAGTTTATGGACTTTATAGGAGTTCCTTTAAAAGAACTTTTATTAGAGACAGACGCCACTTTTAAATATGGTATAATGTTTGAAGATTGGACTAAAGAACCTTACTTTCACAATATAACAAATGAATTACAAAATATTAGAATGGGCCAATATTATTCTGGTTATGCTTACGCAGTAGTAAATAGTTTAAAACCAGATGAATATACATCAGGTCATTGTTTCAATAAAGAAGTTTTACCTAATTATATGCCTCATCAATTTCATTTTAACACATTTAAGTTAAATCAGTTTTTATTAAAAGTATGTGAAAAATTTGAAATAAAGATTCATATAGATGAAATTACAGATGTTGAAACAAGTAATTATGGAATAAAAAGAATTAGAGGTGATAAAGGTTGGTATGAGTCAGATTTCTATATTGATAGTACAGGATTTAAAAAATACTTAATATCTAAATTAGGCGCTAAATGGGTTTCATACAAAGACTATTTGCCAATGAATGAGGCGATAGCCTTTCCTACTCCCGACACGGATGAATATACGCCATATACACTTGCAAAGGCAATGTCTTCAGGTTGGATGTGGCGTATACCGACATATGGTCGTTGGGGTAATGGTTATGTTTTTGATAACAGATATATAAATGCTGAACAAGCACAAAAAGAATGTGAAGACTATTTAGGATTTAAAGTTAATGTTGCAAAGAATATTAAGTTTGACGCAGGTGCTTTAGATAGACCATGGATAGGCAATTGTGTTGCAATGGGATTAAGTGCTAGTTTTATTGAACCACTAGAGGCGTCATCAATAGGAACTTCTATTCAACAATCGTTTTTACTAATGCACACTCTAATAAATTACAAACAAACAGATATAGATCAGTATAATCAAAAGGTAAAAGAAATAGTTGAAAACATAAGAGATTTTGTTTTACTACATTACATGGTCGATAAAAAAGATAGTAGATTTTGGAAAGAGTTTAAACCTAATTTACCTGATACATTAAAACATAACTTAGAAAAATGGTCAGACAGATTACCTATTAACGAAGATTTTAAAAACAATTATACTTTATTTAATGCTCATAATTTTGCAGTGCTACTAAAAGAACTAAATTTAGTCAATAAAGAAAGTATAAAAAGAGAATATGAAATGATAGACCAAGGCACTAGAGGCTTAATTAAAAACTCAATTGCTAGTCACATAAAAACTTTTAAATATAATATTAAGGCAATGAGTCATAAAAAATACTTAAACACACTGAGAAATGAAAATAGCAATACTTAATGATACACACTTTGGTGTAAGAAATGATAGTGAGGCATTTAGAAACTATCAAGTTGATTTTTATAGAGATCAATTTTTTCCTTACTTAAAAGAACATAATATAAAAACTCTAATACATTTAGGTGATGTAGTTGATAGAAGAAAGTTTATCAATCATCAAACAGCTGCGATATTTAGAAGAGAGTTTTTTGATGTGTTGTGGAAAGAAAAAATAGATACTCACATCATCATAGGTAACCACGACACTTATTTTAAAAATACAAATGAAGTTAACGCAGTAGAAAATTTATATACAAGTTTTGATGGTATTAATGAACCTTTTATTTACACTAGACCTAAAGTTGTAGAGTTTGATGGTTTACCTATTTTATTTTTACCTTGGATATGTGACGACAATAGAGAAGAGTCAAGTAATATGATTAGAACAGCAAATGCACCTATTGTGTTTGGTCATTTAGAAATAAAAGGAATAGAAATGCAAAATGGTGTTATTAATCAATACGGTAATGATAAATCAGAATTTAAAAGATTTGAAAAAGTTGTTTCAGGTCACTTTCACAAACACACAGACGATGGTCAGATATATTACTGTGGCGCTCAATACGAACAAACTTGGTCGGATTATAAAGACCAAAAAGGTTTTCATATTTTTGATACTGAAACAAGAGAGTTAGAACGTATTGTAAATCCAAGAACAATACACAAAAAGATAATATATGACGATTCTAAAAAAGATTATGAAACGCTAGATATTCAACAATATCACAAACACTTTATTAAATTAGTTGTATTAAATAAAACAAATGAAGATGTATTTGACAAATTCGTTGAAAGATTGTATAATGATATAACAGTTTATGATTTAAATATTATAGAGGATTTTTCAGATATTAAAGCATCCGTTAAAGATGACGTAATAGAAATGGGAGAAGATACACTTACATTTTTAAACTCTTATGTAGATCAAATAGAAACAGATGTTAGTAAACAAAAATTAAAACAATATCTAAAATCCATTTACGTAGAGGCTAGTGAAGTATAATGAAATATGACGTACACCCATTTGGACCTTTATTAGTATCTTTTGAAATGAAAGAGGAAACAACTGATTGGTTGTTAGAAGAAGCTAATAAGTTAAGAGGTAATAAAGAAGCTTTAGCTAATTCTACTTTAGCAGGTCAATTAAAAGAGCAATATTACTTTGATAAAAAAATAAGAGACGAATTTTTTGTTAGAACAAATGAAGTATTTACTCAATATAGGAATATTCATTGTGAATTTCATAAATTACTACAAAAAAAAATAGAGTGGGGAGCAAGAGTATTATGGGTTAACTTTATGAAAAAACATGAGGCAAATCCAATACACAATCATGGAGATGATTATTCTTTTGTTTATTTTTTAAATGATGTAGATTTAGAAGAAGAATATAAAAATCACGTAGCAAGATCAAACCTACCAGGCAACGTGGGGTTTTCTTTTGGTGAACCGTCAGCACCTGATAGAAAATGGACAACACAACAAAGATGGTTTCAACCTAAAAAGAATTTACTTATTATGTTTCCTGCTTTACTTCAACATTACGTAATACCATATCATACAGATGTTGAAAGAATAAGCGTGTCTGGTAATATAAAGATTTTAAATAAACACAAATTACAAGAAGACGAAAAGGGAGAAAAAGGTAATAGAGAGCACGAGTTTTATTTTTAATGTCTATGCACAGAAAAATTGAAAAAAACTTTTGGTGGCCTACGCCTTTGTGGCACGTAGTACTAAAAGAATTTAAAACACATCCTACAAGAGTAAATTATAATGATGATTTATTTTCCTATGGTATAGGTCTAAGAGAAAAAGGCAAAGGTGTTAGAAAATCAAATGTAGGTGGATGGCAAAGTGACTTACTAAACCCAAATGAAGAAGTTAAACCATTATGTGATGAAATATTTGATGTCTTAAAAAATTTAGAATTAGGCATTAACAATATAGAAATACCTCAAATATGGATGAATATAAATCAAAGAGGTGATTGGAACATAATTCATCAACATGGATACTTTCACATATCAGGAATATATTACGTTAAGTATCCTAAAGATTCAGGTAAGATAGGATTTAAAGACCCTAGACCTGCAGCTATGGGTAATAGTTTTTTTATAGAAAGATTTGATGGCAGCGAACTTAAAACAGTAGATACAGTGCAAGAAGGTTCATTGCTATTATGGCCTTCTTACTTAGAGCACTTTGTAGAACCTAGTAGATCAGATGAAGAAAGAATGTCAATAAGTTTTGATATAGTAATTAAATAATGATATACTTTAAAACAATAAGATGGAAGAATTTTTTATCAACTGGTAATCAGTTTATAGAAGTAGATTTACAAAAGGCACCATCAACATTAATTGTAGGGGCAAACGGATCAGGTAAATCAACTTTACTTGACGCATTGTGTTTTGTTTTATTTAATAGACCTTTTAGAGACATTAAAAAAGAACAACTTGTTAATACCATTAATCAAAATGATTGTGAAATACAAATAGAATTTAAAATTGGTAACAATGAATATAAAGTTGTAAGAGGAATCAAACCAAACATATTTGAAATTTATAAAAACAATGTATTAATAAACCAAGACGCTTCTGCTGTTGACTATCAAAACACATTAGAAAATAATATTTTAAAATGTAATTATCGTGCCTTTTGTCAAGTAGTTATTTTAGGTTCATCATCTTACGAACCATTTATGCACCTACGTGCTAGATATAGAAGAGAGGTTGTAGAAGAAATATTAGATATTAGAGTTTTTACTCATATGGATTTATTGTTAAGACAAAAACAAAGTGAGTTAGCAAAATCTGTACAAGATGTTAAGTTTAGATATAACTTAATGACAGAAAAATACGAAATGCAAAAGAAACATTTTGAAGAAGTTTTAAGTAGAGATAATTCAGACCTAGAGGATAAAAGAAAACTAATTGCAGATAATCATAAAGATAATTTAGTTTACAAAGATAAATTAGAAAAACTTAATGAAGAGATTATATCAAAGAAACAAAAATTATGGCACAAAGATGAAGAAACAGGTAAACAAACTAAACTTGCAAAACTTGAAGCTAAAATAGAAACAAATATTGCAACACATAAAAAAACATTAGAATTTTTTGAAAAGAACAATAACTGTCCTACTTGCACACAAAAGATAGAAGAGGGATTTAAAGTACAAAAATGTCAACACGAAAAAAGTAAAATTGATAAACTTGAAAAAGGTCTACAAGACTTAGTAATAGAAATAGGTAAGAACAACCAAACAGTAAGTGATTTAAATAAACTTGCAGATAAACTAGGGCAACTAAATGTAGAGGTTGCAAAAATTAATACTTCTATTGATTCTATAAACAGACAATCAAATAGATTAAATGATGAGATTGCAAAATTAGAAGTAGAAAAAAAGAACTCAGATAAGGTTGCTTTTGAATTAGAAAATATTAAAAATGAATTAAAAGCAGTAGATGTAGAAAAAGATAAAGTTGTTGAAGAGAAAAAGTATATTGATATTGCTAGAGAGATATTAAATGATACAGGTGTCAAAGCAAAGATTATAAAAAAGTACTTACCTATAATGAATCAACTAATCAATAAATACTTACAATCTATGGACTTCTTTGTAAACTTTCATTTAGATGAAGAGTTTAACGAAACAATTAAAAGTAGATTTAGAGATACCTTTAATTACAATAGTTTTAGTGAAGGTGAGAAGTTAAGAATTGACCTTGCATTATTATTTACATGGAGAACTATTGCAAAAATGAAAAACAGTACTAACACCAACTTGTTAATTTTAGATGAGGTGTTTGACTCATCCTTGGATACTACAGGAACAGATGACTTTTTTAAAATACTCAAACAACTAACAACAGAAAATACTTTTATTATATCACACAAAGGAGATATAATGTTTGATAAATTTACTAATATTATAAAATTTGAAAAATACAAAAACTTTACGAGGTTACTATGATATATGAATTAATACCACCTACTGATCCTAGAGTGCTATCATCAATCGCACCTTTTGATGAAAAGAAATTAAAAGAAGATGAAAAGATAACACCAAAAGAATTTGCAGACAATATGTTTGAGACTATGAAAAAATATGGTGGTATAGGTTTATCAGCAAATCAATGTGGTAAACCATATAGAATGTTTGTAATGGGCGATCATCCTAATATTAAAGAAGGCAAAAAATGGGTATGTTATAATCCAGAAATAAAAGGTCACAGTAGAGAGACAATTAGATTTAAAGAAGGTTGTTTAACTTTTCCTTATTTGTTTTTAGATGTAGAGAGACCTAGAGCAGTTGCAGTTGAATATTATGATGAAAATATGAAAAAGGTTGAAGAAAATTTAACAGGCATGCCTGCAAGAATTTTTCAACATGAATTTGACCATATGCAAGGTATTGTGTTTACAGAGCACGTTAGTAAGTTTAAACTACAATTTGCAATGAAGAAAAGAGATAACATAGTTAAGAAAGTACAAAGACAATGGCAACAGATAGCAAGTCAGAAATAAAAACTAAAAGTATATTTGCTACACCTGCTAGGTTTAATGAAAACAAAGATTTAGCAACAAGATTATTAAATCCATGTAAAGAACTATTAGCAAAGTGTGAAGATCATAATAGTTATCCTAATGGCAAAACTAGTTTTTTTGAAGAAGGTAAAAATATATTCAAGTTAGAACAACAAGAGTTTATTGATTTTAGAGATTGGGTTGGAAAAGAATGTTTATCATATTTGTATGAATGTGGTGTAGATATTAATCAAATTAAAATTATTGCTTCTAATGCTTGGGTGTCTGAAATGTATGAAGGTGGTTCACACCCACATCACACTCATCATCCTTATTGTCAAGTAAGTGGTAATTTTTATGTACACGCAGATGAAGAATCAAGCCCATTAACATTTTATAAACCAGGTGTTTTTGGTGATATTTGGCAAACTATGCCTATCAGACAAAAAAACATCCTAAATATAGATAAAGTAAATTGTCCTGCAAGAACAGGTTTAAATGCAATATGGAGATCAGATTTAATTCATAGTGTATTTCATAATAAAAGTAAAAGTAGAATAGCAATAAGTTATAACTTGGTGGTAACAAATGTATAAAGAGCTAACAGTAAAACAACTAGACTTACCTGAATATAAACAGGATTTAACCGAGGCAGTTTCATTTTTAAATAACATTAATAAGTATTCTGCCGTAAAAACAAAATATAACAAAAAAGAACAATGGCAAGCTATATCAATTAGAGGATATAGTGATGAAGTTGAAGATATTTTAAAACCAGGAGTTTTAAAAAGTGAAGGTACAGATAAAGGATTAAGATGGACTTCACTATACGAACAATCTGAATTATTACCTATTAAAGAAATACTATCTCATATACCTGCTGAATTTGAAAGAGTAAGAGTTATGAGACTAAAAGCAGGTACTAAAATATCTAAACATACAGATAAGGTAGATAAAAGTATCAAAGAAGGAAAATTAGTAAGATTACACGTGCCTTTAAAGACAGGTCCTAATGTAAGTATGACAATATGGAAAAGTAAAAACGCATATTTACATAACTTAGAAACAGGTAAATATTACTATGTAGATGTGTCTAAGCCGCACGCTGTTGACAATTCTGAAGAATTTGATAGACTACACTTAGTTATAGATTGTTATATGAATCCAAGGTTAAATGATGTTATTAGCGCAAAAGTCTGATTTTGAAAAAGTAAAGTCTATTTTCTATAAACATAAGAAATGGTTTCCTCATGTAAGAACTGATTACATGAAACGTATGATAGCCAAAGAACAAATGGTTTATGAGGATTGCGTAATAATAACCTTTCATCATTGTAAAAGACAACAGAAAATAGGTGATGTAAATTTAAGAAAAGGCGATACAGTTTTACATCAAATCGCAAGTGAATATCCAGGTGACGGAAATGCACGTAATATAATGAAAGAATTTTTTGAATGGTGTCCTAGAGACGTATATTTGTCAGTAAGAACAGACAACTTGACAGCCTGTAAATTTTATGATAGCATAGGAATGAAAAAAGTCGGGATAACAAGTTGGTCAAAAGGTACACTCCCTGGTTTAGTTTATGTCAAACGCAAAAGAAGTAGTTAGAGATTGGAAAGATAATAAAGGATTCCCATACTATCCAAACGATAGAAAATGGCGTGATTCTGAATACAAGTCATTATCAGAATTTAAAAGAGAAAATCTTTGGAATAGAACTCACAATATTATAGGTCAATCAACACACGGATTATCATTAGCGTGGTCTTATATGAAACACGCTTGGGGTATTAAGTGTGGTAAAATGAAGACACCTATGGAGATATGGGAAGATGAAGAACACTTAGAAAAAGGTATCAACAAGATACTTACAGGTACTTTTTTTCAACAAAAAGACGCACACGAAATTACACCATCAGATATGAGATCAATGTTGAGACGTTATTCAGGTACTCAAATGGTCTCTAATTTTAGACCTACAGCAGCCGCAACTTTATATGACATCTTTGTAGAAAAAGGTTCTGTATTGTTTGGTGAAGAACCAGGCACTGTATGGGATCCTAGTATGGGTTATGGGGGTCGTTTATTAGGTGCAATTGCAGCTGGGGTAAATTATATAGGCACAGACCCTTGTATTCCTACATATGCAGGTTTAGAAAAGATTAGAGACGAATATGGTCACAAAGATAGAAAATATACTTTGTTAAGACAAGGCTCAGAAACATTTATACCAGAAGAGAATAGTTTAGATTTTGTATTTACAAGTCCGCCTTATTTAGGACATGAAATGTATGGTGATGAAGAGGAACAATCATTTAAAAAATTTCCAGTACAAGAACAATGGCGTAATGGTTTTCTACTACAGACTATCAAAAACGCATATCATGGTTTAAAACCAGGTAAGTGTGCCGCCTTTAATGTTGCAAATGTTAAATCTTATAAGACGTTTGAAGAAGACACTTACGATTGTATGGTTGAGGCAGGTTTTAAAGATATGAAGATATGGTGGTTGTCACTATCTACACAGCAAGGCACTACATCTAAAAATACACTAGGTGAAGGTGAAACAGTTGTAAAACAGAAAAATCAATATACAGGCAGATTTGAAAATGATAGACCTGACGTACCAGGTAGAAAGTACGAACCTATATTCATAGGAACAAAGTAATGAGTAGAGAATCAGGAAGAAAATGGGATGGTCGATCCCGAATACCTACTGAACAATATAAGAAAAACTTTGATTCGATTTTTAAGAAACCAAAGAAGAAGAGTCGCAAAAAGACTAAAAAACCATAGTGTTCTCGTTTTGTTCTCAAAGCGCAATTTGACACACCCCTAAAAACCTATATTTCACGTACCAATTAGTGCTTGTGAAAAAAACCGTTATAGTATAGCATAAGTGTATCTATGACAAAAAAGACTTATACAAATATTAAATCTCAAAAATCAAATCTTGCAAAATTACTTGCAACAGAAAATATACAAGTTTTACAAAACCAAGTTAAGACCGCTTCTTTTGATGTAAAGAATAGGGTACTAACAATTCCTTTTTTCAAACATGATGACAATAACGTAATTGATATGCTTATTGCACATGAAGTTTCCCACGCTTTATATACACCTGCTGATGGTTGGGCAGATATGAAAGATAGATCAGATGAATTTAGATCCTTTGTTAATGTGTTAGAAGACACTAGAATAGATAAACTTATTCAAAAGAAATATCCTGGTGTCATTTCTAACTACAAAAAAGGTTTTACAAAATTATTAAAAGACAATTTCTTTGGTACTAAAGATAGAAAACTAGATGACTATGCTCTTATTGATAGAATTAATCTTTGGTATAAATCTTCAAAAACTTTACCTGTTGCATTTTCTAAAAAAGAAAATCATTTTATTAAGGCAGTTGATAATCTAAAAAGTTTTGATGATGTTAAAAAACTTGCTGAAGAGATATTAGGTTATTGTAAAGAAGAATTAAAAAAAGACAAATCAAAAGCAGAGACTTATAAAGTACAACCTGAAAGTGACAATCAACAGGATGTTTCAGATTCAGATTCACAATCAGACTCTAGTGAATCTTCTAGTGACAAGTTAGAAGATTGGTTAGATAAAAAAGATCAGGAAGAGAATAGTAGAAAACCTGACAAAAAAGATAATGCTGAAACAGAAGATTTAAAGAGTACAGGTAAACAAGGTACTGGTGCTGGTGGTAATGTTAAGATTAGATCAATTACAGATGAGGCATTTGGCAAACCTTCAATTAGAGATACAGAAAAAAGAGGTAGAATGTATGGTACTTTACCTGATCCTATATTAAAAGATTTAATTATTCCTTACAAACAATTTATAAAAGATCAAGTTGTTCATTATGGTGAGTCAATGAAGCACTCTGATTATGCTTACGGCATTAAAAAGTGTGAAGAAAAGTTTAATAAATTTAAAACTCAATCTAATCCGATTGTTAATTATCTAGTTAAAGAATTTGAAATGAGGAAAAATGCTAGACTACACGCTAGATCGGCTACTGATAAAACTGGTATTATTGATCCTCTTAAATTACACTCATACAAATATGCTGAAGATATTTTCAAAAAAATATCAGTTGTACCTAATGAGAAGAACCACGGTATGATTTTCTTATTAGATTGGTCAGGTTCTATGGGCGACACAATACACAATACGGTTGAACAATTATTAAACCTTGTATGGTTTGTTAAAAAAGTTAATATACCTTTTTCAGTTTATGCGTTTATGAATAATGGTAAACATCAATTGGGCGATAAAAAAGATTCTGATAAAAAAGTATTTACAGAAAATCATGGTGAGTTAAAAGTAGATCAATATACAAGACTTGTACAATTATTTGCTACAAAGATGACTAAAAAAGATATGCTTAATTCTGCTAAGTATTTGTTTATGATGTCTTATTATTGGGGTCATCAAAGATATTATTCATTTAGAAGAGGCTATGATTTAGATAACGATTTTTCAGTACCATCACCACATAATGATTATTATCTATGTTCAACACCATTAGATGAATCATTGATTGCAATGGATACAATTATTCCTATGTTTCAAAATCAATATAAAGTTGATAAAACAATTTTTGTTTCTTTAACAGATGGCGGTGCTAATAGTATGAATGGTGTTCACGGTCAGACCGATTGGGGTGAATATCATGTTAAACTAGGTAAAAATTATGTAGAGTGTGATTATTCTGGTCCTAACTCTTTAACAAATAATATTTTAAGATACTTGAAAAAGAAATATCAAATCAAAACGGTAGGTTTCTATCTAGTTAAAAAGTGGAGAAGATTAGAATATCAATTATATCATACAACAGAAACTATTAAAGATAAGATGAGAGTCTTCTTTAATAAAAACAAGTATATTGCTGATAGACAAAAAGGTTATGATGTTTATTTCTTTGTTAAATCAGATACAAAGGTTGAAGGTGCTAATTTAGATTCAATAACTAACGATTCGAAAAAATCAGATATTAAGAGGGCGTTTTCTAAAAACATGAAAGGCAGACTTCAATCCCGAGTTGTATTACAGAATTTCATTAAGGAGGTTGCATAATTTGACCATGATGTGCGACATTTTGCGCTATTGCGTAAAAACTCAATTAATGATAGCATGGTTGTATAGTTCAATAAAAACAAGGAGGCTTATATTATGGAACTAAATGTGAAACAAAAAAATGCTGTTAAAGTTTTATACGACACTTATAAAACTGATACGGTTACGAGGTCACAAATAAATGACCTTGTAAAGAAAAAAAAGATTTCTAATCCATCGTGGTTAAAATCTGATAAGTATAAAGTTGATAGAGGTGTTTACAAATTACCTTTAAACAACAATACACAATCTAAAAAAGAAGTTAAACAAGTTGAAGAAAAAACTGATACAAAGGCTGCTTATGTTGTGTCTTCATTGACCGACAATGTTGTTCCTAGTTTAATATCAAACTTCGTTAACTTCGGTAACTATTCTGATATTAAGAATATTGTTAAATCTAAAAAATTCTATCCTGCGTTTATCACAGGTCTTTCAGGCAATGGTAAAACAATGTCTGTAACCCAGGCGTGTGCTGAGACTAAAAGGGAAATGATTAGAGTTAACATTACAATAGAAACCGATGAGGACGATCTATTAGGTGGTTATAGACTTAAAGATGGTCAAACTATTTGGCAAGACGGCCCAGTGGTAGAGGCGATGAAGAGAGGTGCTATCTTATTATTAGATGAGATTGACCTTGCGTCTAATAAGATTATGTGTTTACAACCAATCTTAGAAGGGTCTGGTATCTATATTAAAAAGATAAACAGATTCGTTAAACCTAAACTTGGTTTCAATGTTATCGCAACCGCTAATACTAAAGGTCAAGGTAGTGATGACGGTAAGTTTATCGGTACTAATGTTCTTAACGAGGCATTTTTAGAAAGATTTCCTGTGACATTTGAACAGGAATATCCATCTACTAAAGTTGAAGAAAAGATTGTTGCAAATACTTTAAAATCTGCTGGTAAGGCAGATCAAAAGTTTGCTCATAATCTAGTGACTTGGGCTGATGTTATCAGAAAAACCTACAAAGATGGCGGTATTGATGAGATAATCAGTACTAGAAGACTTGTACATATCGGTGAGGCATACGGTATCTTTAAAAATAAGATGAAGGCGATTGCTGTTTGTACAAATAGATTTGATGAAGATACTAAAAACTCCTTCACTGAATTATATACTAAAGTTGATTCAGGTGCTAGTGTTGATCAGATACTAGAAGAGAAGAAGAAGGCTGATTTAGAGTCTTACAAACAACCAGATTCCGATGACAGTGAGGATGACGAAGAGGACAACATAAATGTTTAGTCTATTGAGTAGTCAAAAATCTGTTCATAGTGTAAGTCCAGATAGGGGTGCCATTGGCACCCTTATCCTAACAATGAGGAATAATGAAAGCAATAACTAAAACAATAAGTGTAAAAAATTTTACTGATTTAAATATAGATAAAAAGATATTTTTAGATGAGTCTTTTCAAAGAGGTACCGATGAAAAATCTAGTTGGGAAGATAGTCATAAAAAAGATTTTATAGATTCAACTCTATTAGGTTCTGCTGTAAACCCAATAGTACTAGTAGATATTAAAGCAGCACTAGATTATAATTTACAAACAAAATCTAGTCCTGACTCAGTTATATATTTTCAAAGTTTATTAGATAAAGGTTTTGAATATTTAAGTATTGATGGTAACAATAGATCAATCACTTATAAAGATTTTAGAAACGACTTATTTAAGGCATTACACAAATCATATTTGTATGATAGAGGTAGTTCAGAAATCAAAAAAGATTTTGATAAGTACTCAACTATGCCAAGTGTATTACAAGAAAAATATAATGATACACAAATTGATTTAAAAGTATTTACAGAAATTACATCTGCTGAATGTAGAGACGTATTCAGAAACTTAAACAAAGGTGTGCCATTGAATCATCAACAATATAGACAATCTTATCCTAGTGATTTTGCACAATACGTTAGAGATAATAGAAGAAAGTATATGGTACCGTTATCTAATTTTTTAGGTAATAAAGAAATACAAGAATTAAAAGGTGATGAATATATTGCTAAGATGGCTTGTTATGCTTTCAAAGGTGAGTATTCAAAAGTATTATTAGATAAAATATATTTTGATAATACAACTAGAGGTGATCTATGTACATATTTAAGATTGTTTAAATCAGATAGTAATTTTAATTCTGTATTAAAACAAGTTATGGCAAACTTTGAAACAGGTACTCAACACTTGCAACCAAATGCTGTGTTTGATTACTTTGTGACAGTTTGGAATTACAAATTAAATAATATTAAAGTAGAAAAACCTGATGAGTATTATAAGTTATGGTTAAAACAATATGTAAAAGAAAAAACAGATATAGATACTACACATCCTATACCTGGTGAAAATTCAGAATATATTTTTGATGATACTATCAGAAAAATACCTGAACATTTTAGAACATGGAGATTAGAATACTTACTTGCAAAAATAGAAACAGAGGCATATGCTTCTGGTTTGATAATTCAACAAGAGGATCCTGATAAGTACTTTACAAAAAATCAAAAGTTTATAATGTGGGAGAGACAAAAAGGTATATGTCCTGCAACACAAAAGACTATACCTTTTGAAGAAGTTTTAGATTATACTAAATGGCACGGTGACGCTATACTACCTAAAGATAAAGGTGGTAAACATACATTAGATAATGGTAGATTGATATGTGCTGAGTATAATATAAAAAAATCTAATAGAATTGAGGGGGTAATATAATTGACAACAATAATAGTTAGAAACAATAATGTAGAAAAAGCAATTAGGACTTTGAAAAGAAAAGCTCAAAAGAGCGGTCTTTTAAAAGAGCTAAGAGATAGACAATACTATCAAAAGCCTTCAGAAAAAAGAAGAGAGGCAAAGAAAGCTGCTAAGAAAAAACAATATCTTGCACAAAAAAAGTGGGATGATATGAATGGTATTGTTATTATAAAAGGCAAAAAAGTTAAGAGATTATAGGTTTTACGCCACTTTGTGTCTGTATATATATTATATCTATGAGGCAATTCGTAAGACCTCGTAGAGGCGTAAATAGGTCGGGTACTACCTTGTTTTTTAACTAAAAGTACCCACGCAAATACGGTGATCTTTGCCAGTTTAACTCCGTGACAAAAGGAAACTGGCGCTTGACATATTATAAATAATTATTATATAATATGTTAGAGAACGCCATAATGGGTTCTCGTAAAATAACTTGCTTTAAAAGGAGGAAAATATATGACAAATAAAGCACTTTCTATTTTTAATCAACTAAGACCAGTAACCGTAGGGTTTGATAACGTATTCGACCATTTTGAAAGAATGTTTGAAGACGATTTTTTCAAACAACCTAATAGTTCTTTTCCGTTTTACAATCTAGTAAAACAAGGACAAAACAAGTTCGATATTGAGATCGCTCTTGCAGGTTATAGTAAAAAAGATATTGAGATTACACTTGAACAAGGTGTACTAAGTATCAAATCTAAAAACGAAGAGAAG